GAAAAGATTGTAAGATTATAGTTTAGTTTTGGTGTTATGAATTTGGTTTGGAAATAAAAGGGTTCATTTTTGTAATTTGTTGATATTAAATAAGTTAACGTAAGTGCTTGGCTTCTAGATAGTCAGAAGTGTAGTGTTTTGAAAACGTTTGGCACGATGAACGTGACAAATTAGAGCGTTTGTTTCGAAATTGCTTTGAAAAGAAAATTACTATGGCTACATTTAAAATTGTTGTTCAACATCAGAGATCGGATGGCTTTTACCAAGTTTATATCCGAATGACTCATAATCGTAGATCGCTTTATATCAAGACGAGCAAGATGGTGGGGCAGAAAGGCATCGTGAAGGGTTCTCATGATGTGAAGGATTCTTTTGTGCTTAATTCTCTGAACCAAATTATTGAAGAATGGATGTTCAAGCTAAATAAGCTAGACATCCGTTCCTGGAGTGCTGAACAGGTTAGGGACTATCTGGAGCAGAATGATGAAGATGTGTGTTTCTCAGACTTCGCTAGAGAATATATTGGTGAATTGTCTGAAACATTGAAACCTCAGTCTCTTGTCAATTATCACAATACATTGCATAGCATAGAAAGATATTGCGGTTCTGAGAAAGTTATGTTTAGCGAATTGAATACCAAACTTGTGCAAGGATGGATAGATAGTATGAAGGATTCTAAATCTAAGAAGTCGTTCTATCCACAGTTCCTAAAGAAAATGTTCAAGGCAGGTGTGGCTAAATATAATGATTATGACAACGACATCGTAAGGATTAAGGTGAATCCTTGGACTAAGGTGGAGTTTTCTAGGCATATAGTGCCCAAAAAGCGTGCTATCCTGATGGAGGATTGCAGAAGGATATTTTCTGTGATTCCTTCTTCTAAGACAGAATGCCTGGCAGTGGATGTTTGCAAGATGGTATTGTGTCTTGCCGGAATCAATGTGGCTGACCTTTATGTAATGAAAAAGGTTGATTATTATGATGGTATCTTGCATTACAAGCGCCAGAAGACGAAATCGGCTAGAGCTGATGAAGCATATATAGAAATGAGAGTTCCTGATATGCTCCTACCTACAATGACGAAGTATTTCGCAGATAAAGATGACCCATATCTGTTTAATTTCCATAAAAGCTATGGGTGTAGCAGGTCGATGGATGGTAATTTGTGCCTCTTTCTAAAGAAATTCTGTGTCAATACATTGAAGGATAGTGAATTGAAGATAACTCCTTACACTTTTCGCCACACCTGGGCAACTATAGCGCAAAATGATATTGGTGCCAACTATGAAGAGATAGGCTTTGCAATGAATCACGTCAGTACTCACAAGATTACCATGGGATATGTGAAGCCGGATTTCTCCAGAGCTTGGGAACTGAACGAGAAGGTGGTGGAGAAGATTTTCTTTACCAATGATCCAAGCAGACGAATACAGGAGTATCATGCTCCGGTGTTTGAGAAGGTGGAGGAGACATTTGAACTCAGTGCTGATGCCTACTTCATGGGTGAGGTGGTGGCTCATGTGGACGGTAAGGGCTACCGGAATACGGATGACATTATCCAGCAACTGATGGATAATATCAATGATACCGTGCCTAAGAACTGCACAATACAGATTAAGGTTAAGAATGTGACCAAGAACCAGACTAAGTACTTTGAACGAATGCGTGACATAAAATAGATATGTTAAATCTGTGTTAAACTCCTGTAAAGGTTTGGTTATATCCAAACTTTTACGTACCTTTGCAGCAGAAAAATAAAAACAATCGTTAAGCCCTACGCATCACGGTTAAGCGACAAGAAATATGATTACTAAAGAATTGGCAAAAAAACTCATTGAACAGGCTGAGTATAATTCTCAGGCGAAAAAGTGGAGTATGATATAGACGACATACTGGCGCTCAGTGAAGATGGCGCTTATCTCGTTATAGCATCATCCGAGTTTTGCAAAACATCTTTTGTTTGTTATGAAGATGGCACAGCCTATTTCCTCGATGATTGGCAGGGCAGCTATCCTACCAACGAGGAAGAAATTAACGACTATAATAATTGGGTCACAATAGATTGGAAGGAATCTCCTGTTCTATTCAACGGACTTCCAAGAGTGTTATTTGATTTGTAATCTTTTAAGCCCTCGCCAACACGGATAAGGCATAAGAATTATGAGAAAGTCTATTGATACTTACGTTCAGTCAATCGCAAGTGACAACAAGCAGTATATCCTTGAAGGTGGATATGAGTCTGTAGCTGATTACATTATCAGCAATGCCGACAATGGCACTGGTTATAACGAATATTTTGATGATTCCGAACTCGATGAATCAGGAGAGCCTACAGATGAGCAGATTGATGAGTTGAAGGAATACCTTAACGACAACTACAATTATCTTCCATAATGTCAACACTAAAGGCTAAAGAAGTTATAAAGGAGAAGGGCATGACCATTGAGGAAGTAGCCAGCAAGATGGGAATCACCAAAGGTACTCTATCTGCTGCCCTCAATGGTAACCCGACAGTTGGCTATCTTACAAGAGTAGCTAATGCTATAGATTGTGATATTACGGATTTGTTTAGATAAACAAAATGGGGGTCATAATTGGTTAAAACAATTTAATTTATGACTAATAAGGGTTAAAATCTAGCAGTTTTACCCATTTTTCTGACAGAGGGTAGTCTTCTCTAAAGTTGAAGAAAATTTAGAGAGGGCTACCCATTTTTTATAATTAGCTATTATTAACAATTTTGAGATTTTTGATGTTGATAGTGGTTTCTTGTTTCTCAAATTTCTCTTCCAACTGCATGAAAGATTCCTCCACAGATAAGTTTCTGGATTCATCATTATTGAACGATACAGACTGGAGTTTTGGAGCCACGTATGGAAGGAACTTTGCCACCATCGCCAGACGTCCGGCAGGCTCGTCAATCTGCATGAGATCCGTGAAAAGTGAATAGTTCTTCTCATTGATACCATTGATGTAGCCAGTAAGGGCATCACGTAGGCTCTCACGAACACTTTTGGTAACCTTATTAGGTGTGCCAGCCTTACGTCCGCCAGTCTTCTTCCTCTTTGGCTTCGGCTCATTATTATTGTCTTGTTTTACTGCCATATTCTATTGATTTTTAATGTTTACTGATAGTTTTCGGGTGCAAATATAGGAAGAAATTACGAAACTTGGTGTTCAAGTTGCGGAACTTATCACAGAAAGGTAAGAAAAACGCATTACTTTTGAACAGTTTAAACATTAAAATTCGAATTTTATGGGATTAATTGGAAGTATTGCTGGTGGACTGACCTCTGCTGTAGGTGGTGCTCTAGCAGCTAAAGCAAGAAACAAGGGATATAATGATTATATCAACATGTTTCAAGACCGTATGCAACAGGTGAAGGATCATCGTGATAACTTGTATTATCAGGACCCTACTCAATCTGCGGAAAATCAAGTAGCCGTAACCAATGCCCAGAAGGTATTGGATAATGCAACAGCAACCGCAAAGAACACCAATATTGTTAGTGGCGGTTCTGATGAAGCGGTTGCGCTCAGTAAACAGGCTGCCCAGGAGCAGGTGGGTAATATCATGCAGCAGGCGGCCGTGCAAGGTGCTCAGACCAAAGAAAATGTGTGGAATACTGCTGATTCGCAGATAGACCAGATGACTAACTACATCGCCACTGCCAAGAAGGAGAAGGCTCTTAGTACTGCTAATGGTATCGCGGATGCAGTTGGTGGCTTGGCTGGAGCTGCAAGTGCATTGCCAATTTAAGGAAGGAGGTAATTATGGGATTTATATTGGATGATTTAACTCCTAAACGTCCGGCAACAGCAGCAACTCCTATTACAGATTTCCCTGATGATAATGCGGTGAAGCCGGAGGTTGCAGTACCAGTTCAGACAACTGATACAGAATCGGGAAAGGGTACAGCCATAGATACGACCGGTATTACTGGGAATGGTGGCAAGGAATCTTTTGCCCAGCAGTCAACCGAGGAAGTTACCAAGGTGGAGCCTAACCAAGGTATCAAGATAGACTGGAGCAGACCTTATGCCGAGATAGAACAGAATCCTATCTTGCAGCAGATGAATCCTTATGACATTATGAGGGATTACCAGAAGAATGGTGATGGAAACTGGTCTGCCTTCATGCCTTGGCTTTCTTCACTTGGTGATGCCGATAAAACTGTGGCTGCAAATGCAGCTCTGCAAAAGAAGGCAGAGAATCAAGCCAAATGGGAACAATGGGGAAATCTTTTTATGCACTTGGGTAACTTTTTTGGTACAGTTCAAGGTGCTCCATCGCAAAAAATAGAATCTGCACAAGAACTTACTGATCGACAACGCAAGATAAGAGAGGCTACTGAGGCTCTTCGTGCCAAGGGATATAACCAAATGATGGTGAATATCTGGAAGGACCGTCAAGACAAGCAAGCACAGATGCAGGCAGAGGCTGCTGCAAAGGCAAATGAGAAACTAGCTGAATATCGTGCATCACAGAAGAACCAAACGGATGCTCTCACTCCTGTAAAGGTCGATGAAGTGACTCAATCTGCAAGACAACATTCTACAGCTGCAGACTTGAATGTTTCAAAGAAGGAGACAGAGAATGCTTTGAGAGGCAAGAAGGGAAAGTTACTTGATGCTCAAGCTAATAATGCCAATGCTGGAGCTGCTGATCATAATGCTAGCGTTAAAGTTAAGGGAGCGCAAGTAAAGCATATCAATTCGCAAACAGAAGGACAGAATCAGAAAAATGCCAACCAGAAGGAGGCGGATGGTTTCAACACCAGGTATGTGAATGACCCTGTTTTCAAGAAGCATGTAAATGAATGGGCTACACACAATGGTATGGCAATCGGTGGTAATGATGGCATAGGTGGCACTTGGGCTAATGAGAAGAACAGACAGCAGGCATCTGCTTACGCTAGGGCAAAGATGAAGCATGACCGGACTCCTCCTTCACGTAGAGGTGGCAGTAAAGTACCTCCTTCACGTAGAGGCGGAAGTAAGGTTCCACCATCGAGAAGAAAGTAATAATCATTAAATAATCAAGATATGTTTGACGAACGAGACAGAAAGTATTTCTATGATGAGTTCAAGAACAATGGCTATGAGGTAGGTAGCTATGATGACTTTAAAAAGGACTTGAACAACAAGGAAGATCGTGACTGGTACTACAATGAGGCAAAGAACATGGGCTATGATGTGGGAACACAGGCAGACTTTGACAAGATGGTGCTGGAGCCAGCTCCATCTACTTCTGGTGGTGGTAAGCAGGTAGATGCTTCTGCTACGACTCAGAGTGTAGGGCAGAAGGCTTCTACTGAGACTAAGCCGCAGGTGGCTCGACCAGCAAAGAAGCAGGAAACAACAGACAAGGAGCCTGGGCTTATTGCAAAAGCCTTGGGTATGATTCCTACTGGTGTTCAGACGAGCAACGGAACATATCAGCCATCGCCAGCGATTTCTCAGCCTGTTGTAAAAGGTGAGGAAAAGCCTGTGAAGGAAGAAACTTCTCCTTCTTCATCTGCTAATGCGGCTCCTGTTACAACACCAACTGGTGTGGTGAATAATGAGGGGTTGATGGATGCCAAACTTGCCAACTATATTGAGAACTGGAAGCAGAGACCGGATAAGGAGGGCGATTACTTTGCGAATATGGTTGCCGACTTGTTGGCTGATGGTACTGCCAATAGCAATGAGGAGGCAGTGAATATGGTGATGCCTGCTTTGTACAGATATGCCAACCGTTCTGCCATGGACGTTACCAACCAGGTAGTATCTTCTTTGCCTGATGATACGGTGCAGGATGCTGAGCAGAGTATCGATGCGCAATGGTATAGCCATGGCGTGCAGGATAAGTTGAAGCAGGAGGCAGACAGCATGGGTATCAGTTATGATGACTATGTGGCTAAGTTCCTGAAACCAGCAATGGTGCAGAGTCTGGTGAACAAATATGGTCCGAACTACCGCAATATAGCCGAGGGCATCGCTACACGCCTCTATGCTCACGATGAGAATGTACAGGACAGACTGATGAACCAGGACATCAATGATGCTCTTTCTAGTGTTATCAATAAGTATGTGAATCCATCTGTAGTGGATGAGTACAACAAGGCTCAGGAGGCAGGCAGTAAGGCCTTTTCGGAGGGAATGGAAGGAAGCCAGTTTATTCCGGCTAATCTTCGTCTGGGTACAGCACTTGGTGCTCAGTATGAGGCAAACGAGGCCAAGGATCCTGCAAAGGTGCTTTCTAGTTTGCAGATGAAGTTTGGCAAGCTCTACCGGAATCCGGAGTTCCTGAATGATATGAGCAATGCGGCATTTAAGGTGATGCAGCGATATGGATTGAATGGCACTCTGAATGGTGATCCTAAGCAGTTCAAGCCGATGATCAATTCTGTTCTTAAAAATGAACTCGATCAGTTGGAGATTAAGGGTATGATGCCTAAGGGTAGTGCTGAGTACATCATGAAGACTGGTTTGGGTAACACTATTGTGGGTAAGATTACTCGTAAGGCTGTTCAGACGGACTATCAGAACTGGCTGGAGGATATTGCCAATCAGCAGTATCAACCTGGCTTTTGGGAGAACGTGGCTAGTGGTGCTCTGACCTTTGCAGGTGATGCCTGGAGTTATTGGTTGCCGGGAGCAGCAGGTGGCAAGTTGACCAAGAGCATGATTGCCAAGGCTGAGGGCAGACTGGCTGGTGACCTCATGGCTAAGGGCATGGAGCGCAGGGTGGCTGAGCGAGCTGCAAAGGTGCTTATCGGTAAGAGTAAGGCCGAGACTTTGAAGAGTGGAGCCGTGCATGGTGCTGTTACCTTTGGTGGTCAGTCGGCTATTTCAAAGCCTATTGATGAGGTTTATCGCACTGGTCAGTTTGACGAGAATGGCAAGATTTACAATCCTTCTGTGGGTAAGGTTATCGCTAATACTTTGGGCGAGGTGGCTAAACAGACAGCCGTAGGTGCTATCATGCAGGGTGGAACCATCGCTAACATGGTAGGTAAGGGCAGAGGCTTGGCTACCAATATTCTTGCTGATGTTGGTGGAAAGGTAGTGGATTCCGGTATCATGACCGGGCAGCAGATACTGGAGCGCATGGCGCATGACCCTAACTTTAAGCCTACAGGCAAGGATGCGGCTGAAACTTTCTTGGAGAGTGGTGCTAATCTTTTGTCTATTGGTTTCCCTGGTTTTGTGGGCAAGTATGCCCGATTCAAGGATGCGAGGGAGTTTAATAAGAAGTTTGACTTCACAGATCAGGATATTGCCGAGTTGAAACGATTCGGCTATGATGGTCTTCGTGATGCCTTCGAGAAGGTGGGCATCGGGGAGTATACCGTGGTTGGCGAAAATGCCCAGCGACTTGATGGACAACTTACCCAGAAGTATATGGACCTGATGAACGACAAGAGCGTGCCGGAGGTGTTGAAGGCTAAGATGATGGCAGTTGTAGAAGGCAAACGACCTTCTTCTTTCTCGCCTGTTATTGATAGCGAGGTATATAGAGGTGACGATGGTAAGTACTATTTGGAAACCTATAATAAGGATGGAGGCGTAATCGACCGCAAGGAGTATTCTTCTCATGATGCTGCACGTAATGATGAGAAGAAACTGGAGTATGAGAAGACTCTTGGTTTGGCTTCTGTGCTGGAAGGTGAGTTCCACAATGAGTTTACGCAGGAGCATCTTGAAGGCTTATACAACAAGGCAGCCCAGAAATATAATATGGGTGAGAAATTGACAGATGAGGATAAGGCAGCGGTTTATCTTCATCAGAATGCTGGTGCCATCAAGGAAATCATGGATAAGCAGCAGAAGGGTATTATCCTTACTGATGAGGAGCAGAAGCAGATTAATGCCTATCGTCATTATTATGACAGTGCTTTGGAGAACAGTTCTGTGATGAGGGAGTTTGTCAACACGTTTGAGGATTCCAATGGCGTGGCGCGCGGTACACTTCGTAAGGCTTTGGAGTCGAAAGATAAGAAATATGCACCTTTGGTGGAATCTTATCTTAAGGAGCTTTACAACTCCATCGAACTGAAACGTGAAATGAAGCAGACGATGGATGATCTCTATAATACTTCACATGGTAATGAGCAGAAGAGGATTGAAGGCGAAAACCCGGTATCTCCTGTTGAGGGTTCTGCTGGTGGCCAGGAGCCTCCAGTTTCAGAGGGACCTGCTTCGTACCAAGACCGTACCAAATCCGTACCAACTCCGAGTGATGCAGAAGTTGCTGCAAACCCTGCAAACGTTTCAAACTCTTCTGCTGAGGGTGCAAGTCCTGAGACAAAGGTTGCAGGCTCTGATGCTTTTGTTATGGGACAGAATGCCTATAAGAATGGGGATTCTGAGGCTTTGCAGGCTATCGATTATAATAGTGATTTAGCTACAGGACGTTTGAAGCGTGCTTTTGCTGACAATGAGAAGATGCCTGATATTGTAGCCAATGCCTATAATGAAGGTCGAGATATGGAGCAGTTTGTGGCTCAGCGTGCAAGTAGTTTGACTCCAGCACAAAAAGAGGCTATCAGTAAGTATGTAGAGGCAATGGATGCCAAGAAGGGCGCTATTGATGCTCTGCAGCATGCCGATGATGGCTATGGTGAGGCTTTGAAGGAACAGCTCTGGCCATACCAGACGGAAGACGGAAACATCATGCCAGCTACTCTGGATAGCGGAAAACAGGTATTCCTGAAGAAGGCTAACGAATATGGTGGAGCCTTTGTTGTCGTTCCAGATGAGCAGGGACAGCCTACAATTAAGCAAGTATCTAAAGCAAGTATTATAGAGAAAGGCACTCCTGTTCCTCTTGATGAATACATCGAAAAAGCAGTGGCTCAGCAGAAGGATGCAAGAAATAAGCAGTTTATCAGCCAGTTTGATGGCAGCGGGCTTAAACGTGGGGATATTGTATCAGTTTCTATGGAAGAGGGTGATGAGCCTTCTGATGTTAAAATTGTGGGGTATACTGACGATGGTCATGTTATATTGACAGATACGGATATAGATGTTAATGCACAAATAGACCCCAAAAAGTTGGAGTCTGTTACCAAGGACAAGTTCAATGCTTGGCGACAGAATGCCCTCTATGCCTCTATTGGTGCTGAGCTGGATGCTGAGGACGCACAGCGTGCCAATGATGATGCAGCCAAGGCTGAGGCTGATAAGAAGCAGCGTTATGCCAATGGCATCGTGGGGCTGAGCGAGGGACATCCTGATTATTCTTCAAAAGATACAGACGCAAAGGTGGCTGCTGAATATTTGCAGGAGCAGTATGGTGAAGACCATGGCAAACTTTTGAATCTGGTTAATGGTAGCCGTGATGACATCAAGACTCAACTTGCCAACAAGAGGAAGGCTGCTGCTGAATATCAGAACTGGCTTGATACAAATGCCGATCTTGATCCGGAAAAGGCTAAGAAGGTGGAGGATGAGTTGAGTCTGGTTAATGAGCAGATTGCTGATCTTGATGCTCGTTTCAAGAACTGGAATACTATCCGCAACAGCGTGATGACTCCTGATGAGGTGAAAGCAATGACGGAGGAGCGCAAGGCTGAGGTGGAGAAGGCTGGTGTTGATGAAACTGCCATCGTGCCATCTGATGATTTCCATGTGCTCGTACTTGATGATAAGGAATTGAAGAAGCAATATCCTACTATGGATGAGGCTACCGACTATATTACCTCTCAGCGCAAGGACATCTATCATACCCAGGAGGATGTGGAACGCAAGATAAATGGTGTGAATGATATGCTGGATCAGTATATCAATGGCGAAACAGAGCTGGACCCTAACCAACTTATGGAATTGAATACAACAAAGGCTCAGCTGGAGGCTCTGCAGTCTAATTTGTCGGTTGCAGCAAAGGGTTTGAAGGCTCAGGCTAATAAACTCAGCAAACTTTATAAAACAGAAGTTAGCCAACAGGAAATGGAGGAACTGGGTATGACTCCTTCTGAGCAGCGTAAGGTTCTTGTGTCTGATGCCATCAAGAAGAATGACCTTGGAGCAATAATAAAGATATACAAGGATGCCTCTGTTGATATTACGGACTTGACTCCTCAGACTCTTGAAGAGGCAGTATCAGAATATTTGAGTCCTCATAGCTTGAATCCGGAATCTCTTCAATATGAGTTGGGCAAGAGTAATTTTAAGTTTGGTATTGGCAAGGGGTATGATTCTAATAAGTTCAATTATCTTATTGCCAAGAAAGGAACCGGTATGTCGGTTAACGAATTTGCTGTGAAGGTATATAATAACCTTCCTGTAAACTTGCAGGATATGGGATATACCGACCAGGATGTTCGTAATACCCTTCTTGATATGTTCAAGTCTTATGACAGCGTGAAGGAAATGAAAAATGTGGCTCTGATGAACCGCATAGCAGCTGCAGAAGATGAACTTGCAAGCGAGGAAGAGTATTATGAGGCACAGAAAGAGCGTGAAATTATCGAAAGACAGGCAGAAATTGAGAAATATAAATCGTATATTCACGAAAAAGCGTTATCTTTGCCGTCTGAAAGCGAACTTGATCACATCAATGGACTTGAATTTGACCGTATGATGGAGATTGAGGATCGTGAACGAGAGTACAAACAATATGTCAAATCAATTTTACCAGAATTAGCTGATTATGATGACAGAAGCAATGATAAAGGATATGGAGGAGGCAGTAGCCTGGGTAGCGACTCTTCACGGAGAGGAGTTGATGAAGGAAATAGCCAAGGCGAAGAAGTTGGTAACGGAGAAGCATCTTCTGAGTCCGAGATTGGAGAAGGCTCTGATAGCGGACGCAAAGGGCGACAAGAGACTGGCAGCATGGAACCTGGCGAAGGCTCAGCTGTTCGAGGCTCACATCTACCGCAAGAAGCATCCTTCGGAGAACGTTTAAAGAGTGCCATTGTCGAAACTGAGACCGAACCTACTGAGGCTCAGAAGAAGGCTGGCAATTACAAAAAGGGTCATTTGTCCTTTGGTGGCTACGATTATACCGTAGAAACACCAAAGGGCGTGACTCGCAGCGGTAAGGACGAGCAGGGCAGGCCTTGGAGCGTGACCATGCACGATACTTATGGCTATATTCTTGGTAAAATTGGCGTTGATGGTGACCATATTGATATGTTCATCAATGATTCCGCTGACCTTGATACTTTTGATGGTAACGTTTATGTGGTAGATCAGGTGAACCCGGAGACTGGAGAGTTTGACGAGCATAAGGTGATGTATGGCTATCCTTCTGAGGAGGCTGCTACAGAGGCTTATCTTGCCAACTATTCCAAGGACTGGAAGGGACTTGGTAAGGTTACTTCTGTGTCTAAGGCAACCTTTGATAAGTGGCTGGAGTCTTCTGACCGCAAGACTAAGCCTTTTGCAGACTATGCTATGGTGCAGAAGGAACAGGCAAAAACTAATAGTGATTTCATTGCCCAGATGGAATATGATTACGAAAATGATATTCACCCATCTGAGGAGGATAAGCCTAAGATGCAAAAGTTTGTTGAACGTTTGCTTAATTTCCATTCCGATAAGGAGGACAAAATAGATTCGGGCTATACTATCTTATCTTCTAATATTCAAGGTGATAAGCTATATCCTAATGAAAAGAAATGGTTTGGTACAGGAAAATATCGTAAAGGCGTATCTTGGGTAGATAAGCAGAATAGCTGTGCTTATGAAGTCAATCCTAGATTTAATAATCGTGGTTATCTTTCTGCTGTCGGTGTTCATAAGATTGTTCCTTTGATGAAATTTGATCGCGATGTGAAGGAGGTGAAGCCATCGGAAATGACGGAGGCACAGAGGGTGGCTTATGATGCCGTTTCTACTATGCTTAAGAAGGCTGGCATACCAGTGAAGGTGGTTAGTAACGAGGATCTGGAGAAGGTGGCTGAGGCGCAGGATAATCTGAATCTTGCCATGCTGCTGAATCAGCCTGAAATGAGATTTAAGATTAAGACTCCAGAGGAGAAGCTGGCTGCCGAGAATGCTTATAACTTTGCCAAGGAGTTGCGCCCGGATAAGTGGAAGCAGTATGCCGTGGTGGATATGAGCAATCCGATTAAGATGCCGGAATACTTTGAGAAGCAGGAACTGGCTAGAAAGGAGCGTTCTTACTATAATAAACTTATGTGGGGTAACTACAAGGTTTTCAATCTTGATAAGAGTTTTGAGGACAATGTGGCTGGGCTTACTGGCTCTTTTCCTTCGGAGTTTGACCCATACAAGATTGATGAGCTGACCAATAAGAGGAATGAGTTGAAGAAGCAGATGAAGGAAACAGAGGAGGCTTATAAATTAACCGGGCAGGAACGTGTGGAGTATCAAAATCAGTTGATGAAGGAGTACATGGATGAGCATGGACTGGATTCTGAAAACGATATTCCTGATGATGTTTGGAATGATTGCAGGAATAAATCCTTTGAAAAATATCAAGATAAGCTTGATTCCTTGTTTGCGAAATATAAGGATTTGGATAGACAGTTGAAATCTGTTGCTGAGCCGGGAGTGCAGTATTTGAAGGGCAAGGGTGTGGTTTATGGCTACACTGATGGTAAGGAGATTGTGCTGAACCAGGAGCATCTGAATCCTAATACTCCTATCCATGAGTATCAGCATCTTTGGCGCACTGCTGCCAAGAACATGAATCCGGAGCTTATTGAGCATGGTGATAAACTCATCATGCAGACCCAGCTGTTTGCCGACTTGAAGGAGGACCCTAACTATAAGCATCTGAGCGATGATGAGATTTGCGATGAGGCTTTTGCTCGTCTGACTGGTGAGGACGGTGCTGCCATCTTGGAGCAGATGGCGAAGGATGCCATTAAGGAAAATCCTTTAGACACTGCTAAAGAGCTTACTATCATCAACCGATTGAAGAATTGGTTGAAGAAGTTCTGGTACTGGACTCTTGATACATTTACGAAGTGGAAGCCTGAGGACATTAAGAAAATGACCTTGGAGGATATTCGCAATCTTGTGTTGAGAGACTTGGCGAATGGGGTGGATCCACGTAACGTGAAATCTCGTATGACTAAGGATGAAGCCGTTTCCTTGCGTAAACAGATGGCAGATAATGCTGAGCAAGAACGGATTCTAGAGCATACGGAAGAGAACTGGCTGAAAGAATTTGGCAAGAATAGCCGTGTTACTACTCCTATTGGAAGTATCAAACTTGGTGAAAACCAATATAAGAAGGCAGGAAGAAACGACCGAATCAAAAGATTTGGTCTGTTGAAGCCTACCTTGGAGCGTCCTGACGTTATCTTGGAGAAGTCTGCACCAAAAGAAGGTGCGGAACGACAGACTAAATATCTGTTCATCAAATCCTTTAAAAAGGCTGATGGAAACAAGATTCTGAACTATGAATCCATAACAGTAAAGCAGGGTGAAGAGGAAGTGGCGATTAGCGCACATCAAATAGATCCTTCGAAAGTTGTGAAAGAATTGACGGAATCAAAAGTGCTATGGAATCGTTTCAGAGGCGATTCTAATTCCTTGGGCGAGAATCAAGGTTCGGCATTAACTCCATCCGCAAATAACCCAAGCGGAAAGGATAGCGTCCTGAATCCTCATAGCGATGCAAAGATAAGAAATAATATCGAAACTGCCAAGGGAAATGGTGGAAATTTATCTGTGGAGGATAAAATAAAGGCTGTATCTCAGCAGTTTGGGGTTGATGAGGCTGATGTGGCGATGTATGCCAATGCTGTTAAGAAGGGTTCTACTGCTGAGGCTGCACGTGCCAGAGCCAATATCAAACGCCATCTGTTGCAGGCAAATGAAGATAAGATTTCCTCTTTAAAGGAACTTCTTAAGTACACCAAGCCTGTAAATGAAGCCTTGAAGGAGAACTTTGGTGACGTTGATGCCATGATAGAGGAGCGCGTGAAGCAGGTGGAGGCGCAGCGTAACGCCATGGAAGCTGCAAGAAAGAGAGCAGAAGAAGAGGAAGCCAAGCGACAAAAGCACTTGGAGGAACTTTCTCTGATTCCTGATGATCAACTTGACAAGCAGTATATGGATGCTCTTGCCAAGGGGGATGATGCTACTGCCAGGGAAATGCTTGATGAGGCTGCCAGACGCAAGGGCTATGATGATACCGAAAGCGCATATCAAGGTGTAGGTGCGTGGGCTGCACCGGGAAACCCTGGGTATGAAAGTGACAAGGCGAGACGTGACGATTGGGAATCCAGTGGCTCGGATGTGAACCTGGAGGATATTGCCTTGGGCTATGCTCCTCAGCCGGATGATTACTTCTCTCATCCTGAGCGTTATTCGCAGAACACTCCTCATGGATTGGAATCTGTAAAAGCCATCAATACGGCTATTGATGCCATTAAGAATGGTGAGAAAGATGTTAAGGTAAAGGTTTATCGTGCCGTTCCTACTTCTGTGAAGGAAGGTAAGTTGCGTAATGGTGACTGGGTTACTCCTTCAAAGAAGTATGCCGATATTCATGGAAACAACCGACTGGAAGGCAAATATCGTATCATTGAAGATGAAGTGCCAGCTAATCAACTGTGGTGGGACGGTAATGACGCAAACGAGTTTGGCTTTGATGATGGCAAGGAGTATAAATATAAGAATGCCAAGAACAACAGAAAGTTGAACGACCTTGTTACCTATGATGATAAGGGTGACGTTATTCCTCCTTCTAAGCGTTTCAATTCTCGCAAGAGCGATGTGAGATTCATGTTTGCTGGAGAGAAGGGAGCTGCTGAGGCTGATAAGGCTGAGGAGCAAACTATCCGCATGGATAACCTGGATGTGGCTAAGCAAATGGAAGTGTCAAAAAAGAATGCCAAGATTATCAAGATGGCTACAGGTTGGGAGAAAGGTGTAGATGGCAAGTGGAGATATGAAATGCCGGATGCTAAGATTAAGGATATGAAGGATATTGGCGGTGGTAATATTGTTAAGCGTTTTGATGACGATATGCTTTGGAATGATGGTAAACTTACTAATGTCATTGATGCGCCTGGACTCTTTGAGGCTTATCCTCAGTTGAAGGATGTGCGTATTGAAACGGATGCCATTATGAACGATATGCCTTCAAATGGTAATTATAATGCCAAGACCAACACCATTACCATTCATGCTGATGAGCTGAAATATATGAATAGTATTTTGAATCACGAGATTCAGCATGCTATCCAGTATATAGAGGGCTTTGGAAAAGGTGGATCACCTGAACAAATGGAAAAAGAATTTAAGGAAGCGCAAGACGAGTGGAAGGCACGTGCTTATGCTCATGAATTGGAAGAAAAGGCCAAGGAATTGGGAGGTGAGTATAATCAATCGGAGGTAGAAAAAGCCCTTGTTGAGGAATATAAGGATTTGGATATGTCTGATGAACTTCCTGATAAAGAAACACGTATCAAGGGGTTCAATTACTTTGCACGTGGCTATGCTGATAGAAGTATGGATGATGCCATCAAACGTTTTCGCCTGAATGAAAGTACACGCTCTGACTTTGATTCTTACAAAGAATACCTAAAGTTGGCAGGTGAGGTAGAATCGAGAAATGTGGAGAAGCGATTGGGTATGACTGATGAGGAGCGCAGAAACTCATTGGCTGAGGAGACTGAGGACGTGAACCGTGACGAGCAGATCGTGATGAATGGGAATGATGCTAGCTATAGCATCGTGAAAGACCCTGAGACCATCAAGAAGCTGGATAAGGAAGATACGGTGAAGGTTTATCGTGCCATGCAGGTAGGCGAGGATGGAAAACTCTATCCACCGATGGCTGCAAAGGTGAAGGGCAAGTTTGTGCAACCTATCGAACTCGGTAAGTGGGAACAGGCTGACGAGCGACCAGAGCTTGCTGATGATAAGGGTATGTTTACTCTTAACAAGGGCAATGGTAAGTCGCTTAAGGCAGCTTACAATCCTTACCTTCATACTTCTCGCACTCCACTGAATGACCAGTTTAGCGAGGCTCAGAATCGCCCTAATATCGTAACCGTAGAGGTTGAGGTGCCAAAGAGCGAGCTGACCAGTGGCTACAAGGCTGATAAAGCCAAGGATGCCGTGGGTGAAGTAGAGTGGAAGGCAGGTATCATCCAAGGACAGCTGACAGGCAAGCGCAAAGTGGTGCTTTCTCGTTGGGATAAGCCTGTGCGTATTGTGCCTGACAGCGAGGTGGCTGATGTTATCGTCAATGATATGTTCAAGGGCAAGAATATCACTATGCCTTCGAATGTGGTTACTCCAAGTCTGAGAAAAGAGTTGGAGAAGCGAGGTGTGCCGTTTGTGGAGACCGATAACAGAGGCAGAATCGTAGGAGGCGAGAATGATGGTGTGCATTATTCCAAGGTGTATGGTAAAAATGCGCAATCTCCTATCTTGGAGCAGAAGTTGCAGAAGCATCCTGATTCGCTGATGAAGGCTGGCACCTACTTTAGTGGTGGTGGTCTGGTTGAAGAGGGATTGAAGGGCATTATCGACCCAGTGGTGGCTGTGGAGTATGACCGAAAGATAAGTGGCGTGTATCGCAACAACTTCGGACAGCATATTGTTACGGCTGACGTGAGAGACGTGGACCCTAAGGAACTGGTGAAGCATATTGATGGCGAGGTGGAGTATTTCCATGCTTCGCCTGTATGCAAGAACTACTCTCAGGCTAAGAGCAATGGGGGCGAGGTGGAGCTTGACAAGGAGACTGCCAAGAGTACTGCCGACTTCATTGATGCCGTGAAACCGCGAGTGGTGACTATCGAGAACGTGAAGGGCTACAAGGACTCTGAGGCGATGAAGATTATCACCCAGGCACTGGATAAGAACGGCTACACATGGGATGCTGACGTATATAATGCCGCAGATTTTGGTGGCTATACCAATAGGGAGCGACTGATAGTGAGAGCCGTGAAGGACGGAGAACTGCCGGAGAAGCCTAAAAAGCAACCACGCAAGGGTGGATGGTTAGAGGCTGTGGAGGATATTCTTCCTACTCTGACGGTGAAGGAAAGCGGTGTGGCTCCATGGATGGATGCTAGATTGAAGGCTGACGGAATCGACTGGCAGAAGGTGGAGAAGCCTCTTTACGTGATGGGCAGTGCCTATGCAGACGGAAAGATTCCTCATGCCTATGGGGATGAGATTCTGCCAACGCTGAGAACCAAGAGTGGTGACGTGATCATCATGCCGGGTGGAAAGGTGTTGCGTGCTGATGGCAGGGTGCTGGCGAGAATTACCGGACTTGGTGATGACTATCTGCTGCCTAAGACGGAATCTTTGGCACATACCATCATTGGCAATGGTATTCCGGTGCAGTTGACCCAGGGTGTGATTGCTCCTCTGCTGAATAAGGATGACTTATCGGGCAGAAATGTGCTGGCACGACTTGGAAAATCTATCTTCAAGAATGACTGGGATGCTGATAAGCAGAAGAAGGTGAGTGATCAGGTGGTGAACACTGCCAACAAACTGGGTGGTGCTGAGGCTACGGTTTACACTTCTGTGGATGAGGTTCCGGATGCTTATCTGAGTGAAGTGAAGAATGGGGCTACCGGATGGTATGATCCGGAGACTCATACGGTGCATGTTTATCTGCCTAACTGTGCTGATGCCAACGAGGCGGAGAGAACGGTGCTTCATGAAAAGATAGGCCATGAGGGTATGGAAGTGCTGCTGGGTGGCGAAGATGAGGTGAGAAAATTCGCTAATTTCGTTTATAATTCTGTCGCAGCAAGCACTCGCGGCAAGATTCTGGAGATTGCAAATGAGTATGATCCGGACTGGAAAAAGCACGACCGCATGAATGTAGGTACGCAGGAGTATATCGCCCGACTGGCTGAGGAGGGTCCTAAGACTGCTGAGGACTTTACTCTTTGGACTAAGATTAAGCATTACCTTATCCGATTTTTGAAGAAACTGGGTATTCGTGTGCCTGGACTTCTCAATGACAAGGATTTGAGATACTACCTGATGAAGGCTGGCAAGGCTCTCCATGTATGGGACAATATGCCTAAGGAGAAGCAGGAAGCCATGATGAAGCAGGCTAGCAATGCTGAAATCAAGGATGCGCTATCTGATGGCGCTGGTAAGGGTAAACCACGCCAGAAGAAGGGCGAAAGCACAATTCAATACATGAAACGTGTACAGGAGTGGCGCAAATGGCAGAATGCACGCGAGGATGAGAATGACCCTGAGCCTCCTATGTTCTATGACTTCGAAAAGGATGCCGAGGGCAAGAAGGAATGGGAACGCCTTAACAAGGAATGGCGTGACAGTCATCATCTGCAGGGTGACGAAATGCCGATTAAGCCAGAACGCAAGGAAGGCGAGACGGACGAGTCGTTTTTCTCTCGTTACAAGGAATGGGAGAAGTGGAACGATGCCATGGCCGACAAGGAGAACCCAATGCCTGATATGTTCTCGTTTGAAAAAGCAAAGCAGGACGAGGCTAGACAGAAGTACGAGGACTGGTTGACAAAACATGAACTGAACGAACAGAACAATGCCGACCTGGACTTGTATGAGGGTAAGATTTATCCGGCAGAGACCAATCCGGAGGCTGATGCCCTGGAGCAACAGGTGATGCAGGACTTGGCAGAGGTGACCAGTACAGATGTGAGCAAGGAGGGTGCTGCTCGCAGCGTTCATGATGCTGTAATCTATCGTAGAAAGAATATAGAGAGTGCATCTGCAGATGATGCTGTCTTTATTAATAGCGTTAAGCAAGAACTTAACAAGATGGCTAATGCTAGCTATCTTGGAAGAAAGGCAGATGCCATTGCTGATGTCGTTAAAGAAACTGTAACAGGCAAATCTCCAAAGACTCAGGCAAAGAAAATGGCTGAGGCTATACCTTATATTATAGAGGCTCCTAGAAGAATGCGTGATATTGCAGATGAGATGAATGCGGTTGGTGCTTTTGAAAACGGACATATTCATGTGACCGCAAAAGATATTGATGCTATTCAGCCATTTACAGATGAGTTGAGAGTTCTAGCTTCAAAGAGTCATAAGATAGAAAAGGATGGCAAGGAAACTATTGTTTATGACGATGTTCCTTCTATGACAGAAGTCGCAAGTAAAATGGCTAAAGCAATCAACGACAATCATGTTGGAGAGGAAGGTTTCGTGCCTATAGATGGTACGGACATCTTAGCCGAGCATGTATTACCAGTTGTATTGAAGCGTATTGTTCCAGAAGGTGTTGAGTATAAGAATCTGAGTGAAGAAATGCAAGCTCTCCTTGATAAAATCAGAGAATGGTATGATAAGACGTTCACTTGGTTAAAAGATAGTCATACTGTGAGAGAAGATATAGGCTATACAAACGACTATGTAAACCATCGGTGGGACAAGGAAAAAAGCGATGACAAGGCTTATGCTGATTTAGTGGAAGGCAGACAGCGTACAAAGAGTCCTAATGAAAAGCCTCGAAAGGTAAGTACTTATATGGAAGGTGTTGATGCAGGACTTGTGCCTAAGACAACTGACATTACCGACTTGTTGGGCTATTATAGCCAAAGTAACATAGAGGCATTCGCAAACAAGACGTTCCTTCAAGAATTGAGTGGAATCAATGTGATAGAACGCAACAAGGATGGCGAGATAACCAGTAGCATGCCGTTATTGTCCAGTATTCAGCCAAAAGAAATAATGGTAGATGAGAACAAATATACACCTTATGTTGTTCCTGGTATTAATACCGTTTGGGTTTACAACCAAGGTAAGATATTCAACAAATCTGCTGAGGATTGGTTTAATGCTGCATTTGGTACCGTAAAATTGTCAAAAATACTAAAAGGTATCAAGAATGCCATGAGTATAGCAAAGACCTTGGAACTTGGGTTTTCTGGATTCCATGCTGGAGCTTTGACTGAGGTTTATGCTGTTCAAAACTCAGCTGAGTTCGGACCAGCTAAAGCAATGGCTTACTTTATGAAGTATCTCATTGCTGATACAGCCAAAAATCATCAACTTCCAGCCTTTGCAAATCCGGATGTGTTCAAGGAAGCTGCAAAACATTTGGTTAAGTTTGGTTCTACTTCTGACTATGCAACAGCAGATATAGAAAATCTCTATGACAAGGTTCATTCTTATGTATCAAAACTTTATTCTAAGTTAGTGGAGGGAAATGTGGCTATGAAGGCAGGTTCTTCCGTTATCTTCCCATTGGAGGTTGCTACGGAGTTGTTGAGAATGTCTCAGAAGGGACTTGATGTAGCTCTATGGAGTTATCTGCATGATGGTTTGAAATTGGCAACTTATCAGCTACGTGCCGAGCGTACAAGGGAAAGAGCCCGGAAATTGGGTTGGGATGAAGATATGCTGAATAAGGCATTGGATGAAGATGGCCAATTCGTGAATGATATGTTTGGAGGTCAGCACTTCGATGTGCTTGGTATCTCCAAAAAAATGCAAACGATTCTTGATTTCATCTTTTTGTCAAAGGACTGGCTTATCTCAACAACTAGACACGCATTGTCTATCTTCGGCTATGGATCTATTTGGAATGAGGCAAGCATCAAGAACTTCTGGGAATATTACAAGCATGTTCTTGGTAGAGGTGAAATGACAAAAGAAGACTATCTGAGATTGTCACGTTCAAAATCAGGTCTCCTTTGCTATGGTATCGGTTTCATGATTGGATATGAAGGTTTATCTCAATTGGTTAATGCAGCAATGCGTGCATGGGACGAAGAAAAGCAGAAGGAGAAGGCTGATGAGATACGTAAGACCAATCCTAACTACAAGAGTCCTTACGAATTAGCATATCCTAATGGTATGCACTGGTACGACTACTTGATGCGTGGCAATAGCCTTGGGCAACAGAGCAAAATCTTTATGGGTCGCTATGCTGATGGAACAGAAATGTATATCCGTCATGGCAAGCAATTCAGGGAGATACCAGAGTTGTTCTTTGATGCCAAAGATAACTTTGCTATTCCTGGACCTATGGTTAGACGCATGTACGGAAAGGCTAGTCCGTTATTAAGAGGAATTATAGATACTTATAAATGGTATTTGTCACCTGATTATGGTGATAAGGAAATGCAGAGAAAATATGGTGAGAATCTTGGTTTGATACCGAAACTTGCTTCTTATTATGTTCCGTTTGCAGTTCCAACTCAAAAGGATAAGGAGTTTAAAATGCTTGATTTGGTGTTCCCTTCTTCCAAGGGATTCTCTAGATATAAGGCACAAGATTACTTCAAAACCTTCATCATGTCAGAGGACAAGCAAGGATTAGCCATGACTTACAACGCTTGTGTACAAAATGGTATTGATCCGGAAGTGCAGCTGAAAGCAGCGATTTCTTCAGTGAAGGCTTTGGAAGCATCCGAAATGAGCGATGGAGTGACTTCCTTACAGGAGGCTAGCAAACGCTTTGATGCTGCCAAGAGCATTACGGAAAAGAAGAAGATGCGCCAGAAGATGAAGAAATTCCTCTCGCAGAGCGACTACAAGGCTTTCACCCAGAAGGAGGCTCTGGACATGGTACAGGGCTATCTGAACGGTGATGAAGACTTGAAGGAAATGGAGAAGGCTGAAAGCAAGTACCTGATGAAGGCTAAGGCTGAGGACGTGACGGAGGACTGGAGAATACAGAACGTCTGGAACGGAACCATGGAGACTTATCAGGAGTATCAGCGTTTGAAGGATGTTGATAAGGCGAAGGCAAATGCCTTTAAGAACAGCAAGACCAACAAACGGCTGTTTGCGGCTAGAAAGGCTATCTCTGCTGCAAGAAGAAAGATGAATAAGGCTAAGAAGCAAATGGATGGTACGAATGGGGCTGCCAAAATGGTGGAGATCAGAAAGACCAGAAAGGAGCTGCTTAAAACGTTGAACGGAATGGAGTAGCCTTCGGGCTACTTCACTCTAGGAAATGTTCTATATTTCTACAAACAGAAAAAGGGACTTGCTTCACAGCGAGTCCCTTTTTGATAGTCGTAAAATTCTAAATTCCAAATAAATTTTATTTTTTAAAAAAAGATTAAGATCGTATTTTGAAAATTGAAGATGTTGGAGCGATGTTATCCGAGAGAAGTACCAGATGCATTCTCTGGTTCCTTTTTCTTTGGTGATGCCCAGCGTATGTAATCAGCCATGCTGTCATCCATGCGCTGCTGCTCACTCTTCGGATTCTCCTTCTTTTTTTCGCCCCAGAGCCGTTGGACGATGCTATCCAAACACCAGGACCAATCGCCATCGAGCGTGACGAACTTGGATCTAGGAACAACGGTAACTGTAGAATCATTCTTCTTCTCGCCCTTTTCATCTTTACCTTCTGGGGATTCCCCCTTTGCGGTGATAGAGGTAAAAGGAACATTATTTTCCTGAAGGAACTTTTCTACATCATCTTTTTTGCTATCGCAGAGTTTGATGTGGATAGCAACCTTGTGCTTATCTAAGGAGGTAAGGGCTTCTTTCGCCTTTCCTACCATGGAGAGGTTGCCTTTATCATCCTTTGTGATGACGCAGGCTTCGTGAACATTAATTGATTTACTCATACTATCTAATATATTAGAAATCCTACATTTAAAAGAATTGCGGAACAAAAATAAGGAGAAAATATGAAAAAGTAATGTTAAGTTGCGCAACTTATCACTAATAAGCGAGAAAAATGCGGTATTTTTGGCGAAAAATTAAGAATTATGGTTGACAATCATGTAATAAATGACATATCGAACTATGCAGAGCCGGGACCAGACTCACTTGAAGGAGTGAGCCGGGAGCGGTTTACGCAGAGCGAAAGCAATCTTCGGTTGCTGCAATGGGCTTGCCAATACTTCTATGATGGTGCAGAACTGAGAAAGAAGTGGAAGCGAGCGCAAGACTTCGTGATGGGAAGACAGTTGGAAGAGCTGATAGAATGGAACGGAAGAAAGATTACCATCCGGCAGTATATGGAACTGAAAGGTATGCCAATACTGGAATACGATGTAATCGGAGACAAACTTCTTTCGCTCGTTGGTCTTGTGCGCCAGCAGCGCAGTACTGCTACATGTAGTGCCGTGGATCCAAACGAGGAAGACTATATCAGTTTCTTCAATGAATATCTTCGTCAGAACGACAACTTGAACGACAGGCAAGAATTAGATGCGAGAATGTTCTATGCCTTCTGTGTCTTCGCCTTTGTGGGCATGAAAACCTATTATGGCAGAAGGGACGGCAAAAATGGCATCTTTGACTATTCTGTAGACATCTTTAAGCTAGCTTTACCACCTTTCTTTAAGTATGACCTGAGCGATGTGGAATTTATTGCTGAGGCTCATGATTTGACTTGGCGTGAGATTATTGCTACCTTTACAAATGGAAGCAAGGAAGAGGTTAATAAACTCAGTGAGATCTATCTACAGACGCAGCACCATTTTGCGCCCGAACAGACTTATCACCCGACTGGTGAAGCCCAGTATGCCGGAATAGATGATTTCACCCATTCTTCAGTAGTAGGCAAGTACCGGGTATTGGAAATCTGGACAAAAGAAACCAGACCAGCTATTTGGGTACATGACTGGGAGAGTGGAGATTGCGGCTATGCTTCTCCTGACCAGCGAGCCTTCTATGAGGAAAAGAAGCGTAAGATAGAGGAATCCAACATCATGAAAGATGAGAATGGCCTACCTGTGCTCGATGAGAATGGTGAGCCTATCTACTATGTGGACCCTTCTGAACTTAAGACCATCGAGATTAAGGATGAGGCTGAAACCTACTGGTTCAGAAGATATATCACACCGAATGGCTATCTGCTGGATGCCAGGGAATCACCATACTATGTGCTCAGGGACGGATTCAGAACCTCTATCCATCCATACACCTTCGTTGCCTATCCATGCTTGAATGGCGAAGTAAGAAGTTTTACGATGCGAGCTGAAAACAATCAGCGCACCTTGAACCATTATATGATGATGATCAACTTCATTGTAGCGAATGGTGCCAAGGGAACGATGCTTGTTGACGAGAACGCATTGAGCGAGAAACAGAGCATCGATGAAATGCAGGTGAACTATACCAAAACAGATAGTATTATCTTGTGGAACTCGAAGAATGGAGGTAAACCACCTCAGACACTGGTCAACAAGAGTATTCCGGCAGGTGTTGACTTCATGGTGAACTTTGCCAAAACGATGGCAAGCGAGGGAAGTGGTGTGCAGGGTGCTCTTCAAGGACAGCACCGGAATACCAGCGGTAAGCAATATCAGTTGGAAAGAGAATCATCATCTACCACCATACAGGACTTTGTTGAGAGTTTCAACAACTTTAAGGTACGTGTGGCCAAGAAGAAACTTTACCTTATACAGGAATTTTGTACCGATGCGGACAGCGTGAAACTGACAGGTGATGAATTTGAAATACACTTCAATTCAGAGACCATGAGGGATATGGATCTAGACGTAGCCATCGACCTGGATGCTTACAGCCCAATCGTCAGAGCCACGAACAACGATATGGCTTGGAACTTCATGACCAGCGGTAAGATGGACCCATATACGATGCTTACGGTAGGGCAATTCCCTGGTACGAGCAGAATGAGGAAGTACTTCAAGGAACAGTTGGAGAAGCTACAAGCCATGCAAGCGCAGCAGCAAGCGAATGGCGAAATGCCTATTGCTGGAGCAGGGCAACAGCAGACTGGTACGCCAGCAGCACATCTGAAAGATGGAAACGGTGGTACAAATGATTTGGCTGCTTTGCCATCGGCATCTACAGCTACATAAAAATGATAACGTTGTATATAGACTTTAAGTTTTTTAGTTTAAAGGTAAAAAGGTTGAGGAAGAGGAAACCGTGATGGTCTCCTCTTCTTTTTGTTTAGTCAATACCATGTTTCTTCTTGTATATGCGTAACTTAAACATTGGGGTAGAAACTCGGTACATGTAGTATTCTTGCCATTGTTTCAACTTCTTGGCTCTTACCTTATTGTCGGCATCGCAGCCGATGGCTCCCCACTTGGAAGGAGTGTAGTAGTAGGAGGCAGCCTTGATGTCTTCTACGTTCTTGAAGTAGCGTGTTGCCTTCCACTTGCCCATCTGGACTAATCTTCGATATGCGAGCATATTTTTTCTGTTAGGATCGTAGGTCATGATCGCCATATCTTTATGCGACTGGTCGTAGAGCATGTAGAAGCGAGGCGCACCACATTCTTTATACTTGGCAATGGTTGCCTTGACTCCTTTTTGCCACATGCGTGTGGCACGGAAGAGTTCGATACGAGTGACGATAGGCTGGTAGATGGCTATGAGCATCTTACGCAGCAGGTTTGAATAACTTTGTTTCATTTTTCTTTTTACTTTTAATTATTAACTTATATGGACAGGCGATAGAATCGCCTGGAACGGTGACTATACAGGGGACGGATTATGCTGCTGGCTATATAGAGGCTAACTGCCACCACCTATTCCGGCCAAATCAGCTACTACTGGTGGGCGGTTGCGGAGGCGTTCTCGCTCTATATCGGACTTTGAGCGGAATGGGATGATTTCCGGGGCAGGCATGTCCTTTTCTACGTAGAGGGCAATGGCTCTAGCCATCACTCGGTCATCATGCTTTCCGGCTATGGCACCGTAGCAGTCGTTTTGCTTGTAATAGAGGAAATAGGTGCATTCATCTATGGCTGCTAGTTCTCGCTCCATATAACCACCATCACGGATGATTCTTGCCATCGTCTTTACTACTGCCACCTTGGTGTTCTTGTTGGTGTTGAATCCCCATTTCATCTCTATATTCTTCACCTTCTTCAACTTGGACTGGGAAGCACTATACAGGTTGTCGTAGAGTGGGAGGAGGATAGGGAAGAACAGCTCTGACTGGTTGCCCTCGGTATTGTTCATGCGAGAGTAAGCGGTATTGTTCTCAATGACCAGATAAGCATCATTATAGAAATGGGCTATCTGGGCGCATCGCATGGCTAACTGATCGGCATCGCAGTGGCCATGCCATTCGGCTACCAGCTCAGGAACGCCACCGTAGATTTCATCGTAACGGTCGAAGACTACTATATCTGAGAAGTCGGAGGTTTTATGTGATCCACCAATATCGCAGGCTACAATGTAACGATGCTTGACAATCTCGGAGTTGTCGGGTCCAGCCCATACCTTAAGAGGTCCACCGGAACGCTCAACAAAACGGATATTATTCATGCAAGCATCATCGGCAGCATCATAGGAGTCACCTTCGATGTCGCCCACCATGATAGGCTCAATACCCTTGCAGTCCTCTTCCATTTCCTTCAACTTGTATGGGTCGAAGACTGTAGTACCAGAGAAGAGGAAGGCCTCTACATCATCAGAAGGGTATTCCTGGCGCATACCGTCTAAATCATTATACTTCTTGCACTCGTTCACATACCAATGGATTCCTTCGAGCGTAGCACCCTTGATTTCCCAAAGCCACCAGAAGTAAGAGCCATGATATTGCTCATCTTCACGATTCTTGTATAACCAGATAACAAAGTCTATTTTCTCTTGCTCTGTCTTGAAAGGAAGGATATACTTCTCAATATCGAACCATGGCACGAAGTATGGAGTGTAGATAGAGAGGCGTTTTCCATCCTTATCGAAAGAGTTGGCACGGACCCATTCATCATGGAACTCATTCTCACGTCCGTTTGGTGTTGACTCTCGGACGATGAATGTTAATGGCACGGTGACACGGATAGAAGAAACCGCAGCGTTGATAACCTTCTGGGGAGTCCACTCGGTAGTATTCGGGAAGAAGGCTTCCTCTGTGATATGTGCCATGGCTGCATCGGCAGAACGGCATGATTCTGGGTTACGAGCGGAACCAGTCTGTATCTTGCAATCGCGTGGTATGAGATACTTGATGTTATTCTGTGTGCTTGATGTTTTGAGTTTGCGAGGATCCTCTTTAAAAGGTATTCCAATATCATAGAACAGCCATGTAGGAATGGCATTCATCAATTTCTCGTACATATCGAACACCTGGGTGGCAGATGATGACTGGTGACCAATGATGTTACTATTCCAGTTTGTCATCCAGAATATCTGAATCCATCCCATATATACATCTGTAGCAGTAGATCCACCCCACTGGCGACATTTAAGGAGAATGATCAGGATAGAGCCTAAATCTCCATGAAGGCGTTGTCTTTCAAAATCCTTTACGAGACCAATCTGTCCATGGTTTAGGAGAAAAGGTATATCCTCACCACCATCCTTATTCTTGATTCGGGCATAGGCATAGGCGAAGAAATAGAAATCGTGCTTACAGCGCAGACGTATGAGATAGCGGAAGACAGCATCGCGAGCCTTCTCTTGGTCGAAGTCTGGCATGTACTTATCGCAAAAGGCCTCTATAGAACCACATTTGATGATGGCGCAGAACTTCTTTTCCTTCAACATTTCTACCGGGAGCCAGAGTTTCTTTCCATTCAAGAAATCTGTAATGATGCATTCGAATCGAAGTCCAGGGGCATTCTCTCCAGTAATGGGACGATAACTAGCGAGGAGACTTTGGAGTCTTCTCTTATCTTCTTCAAGAATCTCTTTGAGCTTCTTATCAGAAATCTGCTGCTGAGGTCGAACCTTTAAGGAGGATTTTGCTACTGGCATTCGTTATATATAATAATGTTAAGTGTTGAATGTCAAATGTTAAGTGTGTTGGCATGTCGGATAAATCTCTCTGCCTTAGCATAAATGAAACCTAAACAGAATAGGACTATGTGGAAGATACCAGCTATGTAAGGGAGAAGGAAACCTATAGCCATACCGAGCATCATCTGCCAGAAGTAGATGCGGTGATACCGATAATACCATTGCGCAGAGAATCCCATGAAGAAAGAAATCAATACGGAAGCACCCAATACAGGTAATGCCGGATAGTATATGAACGACAACAACACGGAACAGAGCCAGGCAGCCAGTAGGCGATGGAAGCGGAACTGATGATGAACCATCAATATGCACCAGCCGTTGATACCCCAGTGTATAAAGTTGGCATGACCGAACATATAGGCGAAATGGGTGTATAATGGCGATGATGGAGACACAGCCAGCGAGGCATGAAGCGGAATGATGAAGGCCATCAGGAGGATGATGAGAAGTGTAATATATAATGTACGCATAATGGAAGTGATTTATCGAGTTATGAATGATGTTTTCTTATTGCGGAAATAATTGTTTATTTTCATCTGTATGTAGCGTGGAGCCATACCCAAATTGGGCGCAGGAAGATTCAGGCATACATACACAAGATTTTTGGTATTGTACTCCTTGTATTGATCCATTTGCCGGAGACGCAAGAAATCCTGATAGAAATCTTCAAAGAGTTTTTCTTTCTGGGCTTGGTATTTGCCGAATTTAGGCTTATCCCCCTTGATGCGTTTACATACATACCGATAGGCTGTGCTATCGGCAAGATAATAGCAAGAGGCAGGCATCTTGGCGATGTAATCGCATATCTTAGCCATGGTGGTAGGATATTCTACCATCCTCTTGGCCTTGCGAAAGAGCAGATACATTTCTTGGTCTCTTTTAAGGTAAATTTCGGATATGGAATTTAGATGTTTCATACCAACAAAATTAATTCATCAAGATGCAGAACTTATCACAAAGTAATGCGAAATTTTGCTTAATTTAGCACACAAATATTAAAAATGAACGTTTATGGCAAAAGAAACGATTGATAATCAGAATGTTAAATCAAAGCGAGATTCTTTCAGAGAGCGTCTTGCTCAGCGTTATCCCGACCTAAATATGGACGATGATGAGGCTGTTTATAACCAAATTGCGACCGATTACGACCAGTACGACCAAAGCAAGAAAAGGATGGACGACTTCAACAATATGCTGAAAGAAAATCCTCATGCTCCTGGGTTGGTGACAGGTCTTGTGACCAAGAAAAATGCTGATGGTGGCGACTTTAACCTTATCGACTACCTGATAGACGAGCTGGGTCAGGACTACATCGAAGCTATCAATGGTGACGAGGAGGCAAGGAAACGCTTGAAGGCTAGCGAGAAGGAAAAGCTCGATGCGAGTGAGAAGCTAGCCAAGGGCAAGGAGAAACTTGCAGCCAACATGGAGCAAGAGGATAAGGAGCTTGATGAAGCCATGAAGGAAGCCAAGATTAAGCCTGAGTCTATCAATGACCTGATAGAATGGATGTACAAGCGTAGCGAGGATGGCGAAGACCACGATGATGATGGATTCGTATGGAGAGCTGTCCGGTATGACTTGAAGAAGGCAGACTTCTTGCGCCTCTTCCAGATCAAGGACTTTGACAAGGCTGTTACTGATGCTGAGGAGCGAGGCTATAAGCGTGGCAAGAACGAGAAAATAGACCAGCAGAGGCAGCTTCACGATGGAAAACAGGGTGGCAAGCGGAACATCAACATCAATGGTGGCGGTGGTGCTCCTTCTCTTCCAAAGGAGAAGAGCCGTACTGAACAGGTGTACAGCAAGATGGTTGGAATGTAGCTCTTATCAATTAAGAATTTATAATTAATAATTAATAGTTTAAAAATTAACAGATTATGAAACAGTTTAAGAAATGGTTTGGATTCATGATGGCGATTTTCGTCATGATCCTGAGTGGTGGCAGCTCTTATGCTATGGCAGAAACTCCTCCTAATATTCCAGCAGGCGAAGGTGGCGGTGGCCCTACAGGTCCAACTGATGGGCCAGGTGTTGGTGGCACGGGTCCAAAGTGGCAGGGTGGTAGCCAAGAGCAGCAGGAGAAGATGAACAACTGGGACTACTATGTGGCTCATGTGAACCCTACCGTGGTGGAAATGAAGCTGGAGAGTTGCCCAATCGACCAGATTCTTCGAGCCTCGAAGCGAATGACTCCTGTGGACAGTAACCGCATCGAGTATTATTCCATCGGTCAGCGACCAATCAAAACAAAATTGACGGAAAAGGTTAATAAAACCACAAATGGTGGTTCTGTAACCTTGAAGGTGGAGAACCCTACCGTATTCGGTGTAGGCGACATTATCATGGTGAACAGCTATCTGGGCTTTAAGGACAATGGTACTGACCGAAGCGAAATGATTCCTTTGCAGTTGCGTGTAACTGAGGTAGACAATGACGGAAACCCTACATGCTATGCGCTGAATGGTAAGAAGAACAATGCACGCGGAAACAGAGACCTTCCAGAGGATATTGCTGTAGGTACTGTTGTAATGCGACTGGGACGAGCTGCTGGTGAAAAAGAGGTAGAGACAGGTAGCTACTACTCTATGCCTGATAAGAGCTTCCAGTATTGCCAGCGATTCATCATGCAGGTGGAGGAGTCTCTTATCGACCGTATGAGCAAGACCCAGGTACAGTGGGACTTCACACGCCAGGAGAAGATGGCTATGGACGATATGCGACAGGGTCAGGAATTGAGCGGACTGTTTGGTTATCGCTCTATGTCGAATGGTGGCAAGGATGTAGGTCTTGTTTACACGATGGGTGGCATCTTCTGGGAAGCAGGTAAGGATTTGCAGATTGGACACTGGGAGCCAAAGATGCGTAAGCAGGCTGATGGTACTCTTGTTCCTGTAACCGTAAAAGTGACCGTACCTGATGGGACTTCTGGAACAAAGGAAGAGGTAAAGCAGGTATATGAGTATGTGATTAGCGAGAAGGAGTTGACCCAGTTTATTGCATCCATGTTGAAGGGTGCAGGTAACTCCAGCCGTACCAAGTTGCTCTTCGTAGACAACCTGATTTACCAAGCTTTTGCTAATCTCCGCTCTAACAAGCGTATCATTACACAGACCGAAAAGGACTACCAGGGATGGAAACTTGACTTCGAGAAGTTTGAGAGCATGGGAACTAAGATTCTCATCTATCGCCATGATGCTTTTAACTCCTGGGGTATGGATGGTAGAGCCTTCTGCCTGGATGCTCGTTATCTTGACAAATATGTATTCGGTACTTGGTCACGAAACGAGTTCAACGCAAAGGATCTCCTTATTCGCAACACTGCAGGTGTGGTTATGGAAGAGTATAGTTGCTGGGTTCTGACATTCCCTGATGCCCATGCACGTGTATCTCGTCCAACCTTCACAGAAGATGGTGTGACCGATGAGCAGATTCAGGAGGCTGCTTAATCATCGTAAAAGGGAGCTGATAGTTTTCTAACATATATCAAAAATCGGGGATAGTTGAGGCTGTAATGGTCTCGCTATCCCTTCACCCATAAACACAAAAGATATGTATAGATTTGTAGCAAACAGTATGCTCATCTTTGTGGTGACTCTGCCTAGCGGACTTATCAAGAGCGTGGAGTTTGAACGGTGCAGTAACAATGCTTATTCATACCTCACGGACAATAAACAGGTGGCAGACTGCATCAGAAAGCATCCGCTAACGAAGGCTGGGCGCATCATCGATGAGAGTCAGCCCGAAGAGGTGCAGCTGCAGAAGCATGAAGAAGAGCATGTGACGAACGAGAACGCCCTTCACTTCGAGAATATCACCAAGGCTAAGAACTATCTTGCCAAGACCTTTGGCGTAGATACGAGAAAGCTGAAAAGCCCCCAGAGCGTGAAGGACGAGGCGAAGAAAAACGGCGTGGAGATGGATTTCTAACATTTATAATATAATAATGTATATGGAAGCGTTGATGAGCGAACTAGTTTTAGAGGTGCGGAAGGCCATCAGTGAGATAAGCCATGATGACATGAATGACCTCATCGTGGATGACACTGATGTCATCATCCGTCAGTGCCTGGAGTCGGCGGCTAACATGTTGCTTGTTGAGGCTCCAGCTGATTTTCTTCTGCCACAGCATGTGAAGGCATCCGTGTCGGGCGTGGAGCAAGATTACACGTCAATCCAGTACAAATACACCGATGGACATGGCTATCTCATCGTTCCCGAGGACTTCTTGCGCCTATATGAGTTGAGGCTGAGAAGTTGGCAGCAGAGCTTGTATGAGTTGTTGCCGATACAGAGCCAGGAGGCTAGGATGCAAGCCACACGGTGGGGGCGTGGCACGCCTCAGAAGCCAAGGGGATTCCTGACCGTGCGCAGCGGTGCCAACCGTGTGCTGATGTACTTCACGGCAGGGCGGTACAGCAGCCATGTCTCTGGTACGGTGGATAATGTCTATGACCATCTAGTGGAAGTCTTTACATATATTCCGAAGGCTAAGGTGGAGGCCGTCGGCGATGATTCGAGACTGACCGTTGCGCTCCTGGACATTTGCCGCCAAAACGTGATATACCGTGCGGCGAGCATCTACTTGGGCAGTAACCAGCAAGCCGATTTGGCTGAGCGATTTGGTAAACTTTCAAATTTTAGCTGATATGGATAAGAACTCCTTGCATTTTAAGGGAACGTACAGGAACGTGTATGAGGTCAACAGGGCATATCCGAACGGAGGTGTCGATGGGGACTATGTGGATATTAACGGATGGCAGCATTGGTGGAATCCTGATCGTGGGACGTGGTGCGTGAACGAGAACCGTGATTCCTATTGGGACGAGGTGCTTTCAACCGTTCAAAACTTATTGTTTTCAAAGGCTTGTGTCAGCGAGAGCGATTTTCCTCTGAACCCAACGGACGAGGAGAAACGGTTTGGCTATTTCTACAATGGCGAGCTTTATCTTTGGACTGGTACGAACGGAACGGTTCGAAACGGTCAGTACAGAAGCTTTGGCGTGGTGCAAGGTGAGCGTGGTGTGGGCGTGAGCAGCATCGCACAGACTTCCACGTCAAACGTGGATGGTGGAAAGAATGAAATCACCGTGACCTTGACGAATGGTGATTCATACAAGTTCTTCACATACAACGGCACAGGACGCAACAAGGGATATTATTACAGAACCCTTGACGAGCTGAAGCAAGCAGTGCCATCGCCTACCGTGACCGATTGGGCGATAGTCGATGGCAGTGTTTACGTGTGTGACGAGGCAGGTGTGTGGAAGGACACCACCTATTCATGGAAACCCATCAAGTTGAATCCGTTTGTGACGGAGCTGAACAAGATGGATATGCCGACATCAACTGGCTACCTCTATTGGAATGGTAAATCTTTCGGATGGAAGACTCCTGTTGTGAACAATGGTGGTGGCAATACAGGCGGTGGTACAAGCATCGACCTCTCTGAGTACAGTTGGTGGGGAAGAAAGTTTGACCCATCGGGTGCTTCGCCTAAGGCGATTACAGGCGAAATGTCTAGTGTCACCGGTATAGAGTTCCAATCAACCAAAGGAGAAACAGTCATCAGAAAGAAACTCTATCTTGACGAGAACGGTGACTTGTGCTTTAACGGAAACTTATATGCTACTGGTGGAATAACAGCTTTAGGAGTAGGAACTACAACTGGTGGTGGAAGTGGTGCTTCTTTGGGAACTCTTCTTACCAAACTTAATAGTGACAATCCTTTTCCTACCGCTAATGGTCAAGTACTAACTTATGATGGTAGTAATTTCGTTTGGAAAACTTTTACTGAAAGTGGTGTTGCTCTAAATCCTACTATGGATGCAATGAACAGAGGGTTAACAAAGACTTCGTATGGTACTCCTCAATTTCTTTATTGGGATGGTTCTAAATATACTTGGAAGAATGAATCTGAAATTAGTGGTGGTGGTGGTTCTATACAAGTTGCACAAACACCAGAATATGCTGGAGAAAGTGAGAATTGGGTTAGTACAACTAAATTACGTTTTGTAGGTATTACTGGTACAAAACCAACTATTAGGACAAATTCTGAAAAAAGTTGTGTAGATGTTGGTATTCCTGTTGGTGGTGGTAGTGGTTCTAGTAGTAGAATTGATACCATCAAATTGTTCAATTCTTTAGGAAACGAATTTGACTCTGCGTATCTAGGCACTGGAAATACTATTGGATTTATGCAAGGTGACAATGTTACTTTGCAAGCAATTGTTAAGGACCACATCAACGTCATAAAGATTTCTGCTGAAGGTGGGTCTAGTACAGGTGGTAGTGTTGATTTAAGTAGCTATCTAACTAAGACAGAAGCTTCTACTACTTATGCAGCTAAATATCATACTCATTCAGCTTCTTCAATAACAGGTTTTGAAGGTGCCGTTAAACTTATCAAAGTTAATAATGCACTAAAAGCTGATGAATTAAATAATTCAGTTTATCTTTGGGGTAATAGTTTTAATGGAACTAATAACATCAATGGTAACATAAAAATGGGTACAGCTGGAGGTGGTTCTATTCAGCTTTGGATGAACGGTGGCAACATGCTTGACCGCACAGACAATACACTCCACATTGGTTATGGACTTAAAGCATCGTCTGATGGAGAGATATGGTTGGATGCCTATGCAACGAGGGTTTATACTAACAATTACGGCAATCACTATGATTTCAAAGGAAATGTCTTTGATGTTAATAGTAATAATATTCATTTTGGTTCTGAAACTAATGGTGGAAGAATATCTTGGGATGCAGCTAATAATGCTTTCAAAATAGAAGGAAATGTCTATGCTACTGGAGGTATAACTGCACTTGGTGTAAGTAATAGTGCTACTACAAGTAATAATGTTGACTTTACGTTTAATAAGGTGTCGGCGAGAGGTGGAACGTTTGAAAATTTAGCTGCTGGTGGCATGACGTTTCAGAATGGTAGTATAAGTTATTTTCAACATGCTCTTTCATTAAAAAATGGTATTATGCTCTATTCTGGTAATAGCAATTATTCGTTATCACTTGGTAATAATACTTTTACCCTACGTATTTTATCAGATATCATAAAAGGTTTCTCTTCGCAAGGAGGTGGTGCATTGAGTTTAAATAACGTGGAAAAGCTTATCTTTGGCGTTACAGGACAACACTACTCACGCTATAAGTTTGATATTAACAAGGCAATCAGTACAGGAATCTTGGTGAGTACAACTGAAACTTTTAGTGATGAAGAGGCAGACGATACGGCAGTAGTTGCATCTTAATCAGAAACATAATATGTAAAGCTTATGAAAAAGTTTATTCAATGGTTGGCAAAAGTATTTAATGCCAACATAACAAAAGAGAAAGTAGTAACCAAGGAGGTAGTAAAGGAAGTTCCTGTTGTAAAGGAAGTAACTATTACAAAGAAAGTTCCTGTTGTAAAGGAAGTAATTAAATACCTTACTAATGGTACTATTGATGGTGATGTTAAGGTAGATGGAAATCTTATTGTAAATGGCAAGATTGAAGCTACTAAAGGTATAACTTGTTATAAAGAAGGAGGTAATCATGAGCATAAGTAATGGAAAAATAATTGCTCCAGTTAGTATTGAAGATGTTAAAACTGTATTAGGCGAAACAAGTAATGATTTGGCTACTCTTTGTAAGAGTGAAAATATAAATATATGGAGTAAGTATAAGCCTATTAGTTGTAAAGGTGAATTTAAAGAATATCCGATTGTAGAAGATTCTTATGAAACTGTAAAGTCTTCATATAATAAATATAATTGTGATATTCGTTGTGGTATGAATATACCTATTGACACTTATAGAAACTTATATAATGATTATGGTGGAGAAGGTTTTATTATTAAAGCATGTAACAACTTTTATCAGGATAATGTATATGGATCTAATGGTGTTGATAAAGATGCAAGTACTGGTTCACATATTGTAAATGCTTCAGGAAAACACTTTCCAAAAGGTGGTACTAATTCTCCTTATAGATTAGGTGATTTTAGAAACTATACTAATAATGCAAAAATTAATAGATTTCTAACTTCTCTTCCTAAATTAAGTAATGCTGAAATTTATTATTCTTCAACTCCTAAATTTAATTGTGTACTATATAAGAATACAAATGTAGATGATACTACAAATCTTACTATGGACGACATAATTACAGATTTGTATTCAGCTTGGTCTTTTTGGATTCAAATTGGTTATACTTCACCATATAATAATACTGATAAAGTTTATAAAAATTATTATATCGGTAATTGTAAAGAACCAATAGATTATATATATGCAAGTAAAGAAATAACTTTTGATATAGATAATGATAAAAAAATTACTATTGTACCTTTTTTAGCAAATGTTCGTGACGCAAATTTATATGATAATTCAAAAATAATTTTTATAGATAGTCCAGGTAGTATTCAATTTAATTATTATCCTAGACAAATTAATATGGAAAGTATTAAAAGTGGTTCTAGTGGTTTTGTTGATTTCTCATCATTGAGACAATTAGTTGGTGGTAGTTGTATTTGTAAAGCAAGAATATATAAACTTCCTGATGCTACGTTTACAGTTACTGATGGTATGTTTAGAAGTGTTTGTATATATGATAATCGTAATAAGACAACATACGGAAGAGGTTATGTATCTAATAGCTCTGGTCAAAGTACAGGTTCTGTAACTATTCCTCAAGGTGATAGAACAGATTATGTTGATATATATATAAGATTTGATAATATTTATGAAGGAGGTTATAGTGGAGAAACATGTGAATTATCTTTTGAAATTAATACAGATGACGGATGGAAGCAAGTTCCTCCAGGAGGTTATTATGTTATCAATTAATAAATAGATGTTCTTATAAAGAATTAATGTCAGAATATTAACAATAACAATTTAACAATAACAATTATGAAGAAGATTAATTTCGCTGCGTTGCAGGTTGCAACAAGTATCAAGAAAGATGAGTATATAACCAAAGACATCCGAGAGGAGTTGGCTAATGCTATGTATCAGAATGCCAGAGGCATCGGCTATATGGCATTGGCTATGAAGATATACAAGTCAGATGGTGAGGTTGAACTTGACGATAAGGAGTTCAAGCTGTTGAAGGACTTCGGTCAGGGATTCCCTCTCTTCTACCAAGATGCCCTGGGACTGCTCGAAGAGGAGAAGAAGTAACGCAAACTACTATTTGTTTCAAAATGAATGACAAGGAATGAGAGATTATCCAGGTAGAAATGCTGGAGATATAAAACTTGAACTTTAAGTTGTTGACTTTGTAAATTAAAAATAAGACAATATGAAGAAGAAACAATTACATGAGGCACTGGCAGTGCTTCTTACCAAACTTTCATCGGCAAGGGACAATCCCTTGCTGATGGATAACTATGTGGTGAAAGCCTTGCGCACGGTTCTTTTGGATTACAAGGAATCGGGCGAGCTTCACGAAGCATACAAGGAACAGATACAATCCACTTTGGAGAGTGACAACCCCTGGGTAGCTATGATGATGAAGTCAATTGGCGCAGATTCTACTATTAAGAAGGGTATGACCGATGAAAACATTGACGGAATGATTGATTCTATGCTGGGGGCAGAATAATACAATTTTAGTCTGAAAGTATTATTAATTACTTTATTTTTTAAACCAAAAATGAGAAAAATAGAAAGAATTTTTGTTCATTGTACAGCTGGCTCGCAACGTCAGAGCATCGAGGATCTTAAGGCAGAATTTCGTCTGAAGGGTTGGAAATATCCTGGTTATCATTACGTGGTTGACATCAATGGTGGCATCCATCAGCTTCTCGCCATAGAGCTTGTCAGCAACGGCGTGCAGGGCTATAATTCCTCTGCCATCAACGTTGCCTATATGGGTGGCATTGACAGCCACGGCAAGCCTATCGACAACCGCACTCCAGATCAAAAGGATGCTCTCATTTTGCTGCTTCATAGACTTAAGCAACAATTCCCGGATGCAAAGATCATGGGGCACAGGGACATCTGGGGTAGCGACCCAAGAAAATGGAAGAAATGGTGTCCTTGTTACGACGCAAAATCGGAATATAAGGATATAGGGCTCATCAAACACTGATATACGAAGAATTTGCTTACAGATTGTTACTTTAGCAAAGTTTAACTCTAAAGAGTTGCCCAAAATTATTCATTTTGAGCAAAAATTGTTTATTTTTACATCATTTTCATTATTATTAAAAATGAGGAACTAAGAATAAATAATAAACCCAAAAACAAAAGGAGAAGAATTTATGACTAAAGAGGAAGAAGATGAAGTCCATCGGTTAGTTCAATCAGTCGGTGTTGTACAGTTGTCAAGAGTAATGT